TCAACGGGTTTGATGTCCCATCAGCATCTCTGCGTTCGATTTCTGCATAATAGGTATCGACTACGGCCAGCTCGTTGGCGGTGAATATAATGTTCATCGCGCAGTTGGCCGCATCGGTTACGGTCATTTCACGGTTTACTATCGCAGTTGAATTAGGCGAGTTCTGAGATTCTTTCGCGCAGAAGAAGTAGCGGCCTCCGGACTTGAAGAATGTCGCCCCGAGATTGAACGATGCGGTATCGACATCGCCGCGCTTTACCCGGATCGTCGCGTTATTCGATTTCACGACAATGCGCCTGAGTACGCCCGTGCCAACCTGGAGAGGTGAGACTGTGACGCCGGCAACGAGTTTTTCCTGCAAAGCCTCGAGGCTGTCCGTCGCGGGGTCGAACGTGCCGCCGATATCGGAGACGGCCGACGCGACCTTGGATGCCAGCGCGCGGACTGCGCCGAGAACCGTGTTTACACCGGTCCCGGTGAAGGCCCCGATCCGGGTAATAATGCTTGCTACACTGGCATCAACGGGGTATTCAATGATTTGTATCGTGGTGCCGAGTGCTTCGGCGGTGTTTGCGCTCTTGTAGCGGCCCTCAATGACGGAACGATCAGCGATATTGACCGCATCCTGAGTTAGTTCGGCGTAATACCTGCCGTTGCCAATCGCAACCAGAACGCCTATCCCTGTGTTTGCCCAGGGCGGGCCATTTACGGCGATTTGGGGCTGTCCGCCTGCCTCGAGTGTCTCAGGGGTCATGCCGTCGGTTGCATCAACACAGTGGAAATACATGCGTCTGAGTGCTGCGGTTGCTTCGTTCTTTTTTACCTGGATCATGCCGCATGCCTCCGTAAAAGGGTTTGATAGTAGCTGCGTCCGCCCTGCGACTCTTCCGGCCCGATCTCATATGTGGGCTCAACCGTGGCATATTGGCCGACGGCGAATGAATAGATCCGGATTTTATGCGTTGATGCATATGCCGCGCCGTAAAGCCCGAGCGGATTGGCGAGGTTCGGCACCTGCGCGCTCGTTTCTACCTCGCCCAAAAGTGCTCCGGCGGTGTCCCGCCAAATGGTTTTTGCATACCCGCTGCGCTTGACCAGCTCGATAATGCGGGTCGTGTTATACCAGGAGTTATACGCGATAGCCCCGACGCTACTGTCGCTGAGGCTGGTCGTGTAGGTGCTGAGCCGGGCGTTTGCTGCGCCGTAGCGCTGCCCGGTGAGTGCCCACGGGTTCGCGCCACCGGCATTGTCCGTGCCGCACTGGCCGACCATGAGATTGGTGTTTATTTCATCGACTAAAACCTGCGCCTTGCACAATATCCTCCAGCTGCCGCCTGCTGCCGGAGAGTAGCCGGACCGGGCGGATGAAAAATAACCGGACTTCGGCAGATATTCTAATTTACCGTGTGATTTTGTGAGCGTGCCGTAGGTGTTGGTCCACGTCTTTTCCGCACGGGCCTGCAGTAATTCCCGGCGGTTTGCGCTTGTGGCGAGGCCGATCGCTCCATTAGTGCCGTCGCTGCCGGAAAAAAGCGTGTACCACGTGCCGCCGACGAGCGCCTGGGACGGCCAGAAACACCAATAGGAATCGAACTGGTCAATCTGTGTAACAAGCAGCGCGCCGTCTCGTGTCCACGGCCCTTCGGGCGCTGGCGCGCTCGCCAGGTTTACAAACTCGTCGCTGGCAAAATAGGTGATGTAGTAGGTCGAGCCCTCTTTCCAGAATTCCGATGGAGAGATGTAGTTTGCTGCGTTGGTCCAGACATAATTGTTGCTGTACCGAGTCCACGGACCCTCGGGCGCGGGTGCCGTGGCATACATCATATTGTACTGCCCGCCGGCATTGTGACCGGTGTAGAGCATACGCCAGACAGCTCCGTCCTTGAGCACGGCGCAGGCATACAGGTCGAGCGAATCGTCGGCAGAGCCTTGTGAGAGAATCGGAGATACATCGCATGTCCACGGCCCGGTAACGACCGAGGCAGAAGCATGCCCGATGGTTACGAAATCCGTTGCGGGGGGGTTGTCGCGGTTTGCCTCGAAAAATGCGTGGAATGTCGCGGTATCCGGATCATAGACGGCGGTGATGACCACATGGTCGGCAGCATAATATGTTGCAGGCACAACAGGCATTACTGGATTGCTGCCGTAGCGCGTCCATGTTATTAAATCAGTTGACCACATGAGGCCGGTCTGGTCCTGGCTCCCGGATGATTGAACAGCGCCCCCGGCATAAAACGCCCAGTATTTACCGGAACCATCTTGGTATGCCGTGCCGTCGGCGTTTTTGATGATGCGCGGGACATACACCACATCCTTTTCCCAACCTGAGCCGGTTTTTGACAGAATGGGGTTTCCGCTGTAGCGGTCGAGCCCGCCGGTCCAGAGTATCCGATCATCAAACCACTCCCATACGAGGTCTCCGTCGGTCGTATTGTCGTGCGCGACTGAGGGGTTGCCGTAATACAGATAGATTGTGGATTCGCCTGCGGGGATGGACGGGACTTTGACCGTGAGCCGGGTGGTTGCGGAGTTTGCTCCCCAGTCGAGCGTGTGCGGCAGGATTGTGGTGCCGTCGGCACCGGTGAACCGGATGTCGCCGCAGTCCGCGCGGAGCTTGCCTGCGGCAACGAGGGCGGCAGTGTTCATCTCGGTGAAATACTGGTAATTGGTCAAGAGCACATCAGTATTGGTGATGACTATCGGCTTTCTGTATGTCCAACCTGTGAGCCAGCCCATCTATTCCCCTTTAGTCACAATGTCAGATTGCTTTGACGACATATCGTGCGTTCGCCACCAATTAAACCCGCCAACAAGCAGTGCGGCAACTACTATTGCCGCTACGCCTGCCAGAAATCCCTTATAGCCCCTCACCCATTTCACGTCTGCGTGATCTGATATTCGAGCATCTAAACCGTATGCACCGATTTCTGTTTTGATGGCAACCATGTCTTGTTCCACTTTATTGAGCCGAGGGTGTATGATATCGGCTTGATCTTTTACGGCTTGCCGTATTTCCATGATTCTGTTGTCGAGGGCGTCGTAATGGCTCTGCATCAAGTCCTTGATATTATGTATGCCTTGCTCTTGCGACCTGAGCATAGATGCTTCTACTTGTTTCGCAAAACATGAGACAGATCCGCATTCTGAAGCCATGCCATACCCCCTTACTGTAAAAAATTAGCCGTTCTTCCTCAGAAGGATTGCAAATCCTCCTTCGGCAACCGTGTTGTTAGCCGTTGCGGTGAACTTGAGCTTTACGTCAGACTTCGCCGGGATCTCTTTGCCGAGGATCGGCAAAGGCTGCGGCAGGTGCTCCTGGAAGAGGTACATATCCCGGTACTTGATGAAAGCCCCGCCGAATTCCCGAACGTCTAGCGTCATGGTGCCGTCAAACGCTTTCTGCGTGTTGCCGAACCAGTCGGTCAGGATCCCAATATAGCCGTCAGGGATTGAATAGAACCCCTGCTTTGCAATCCCGCTTGCGGCAATAATTTTCGCCCTCACCTTGGCTGCGTCTCCGGGAACACCTGCAACGGGTACGAGGTCTTCATAGACATACACATCTCCGGCAGGGTTGGACGCGCTGGTGTTTTTCACCTCGTTTATCCTGATCCACGTGCCCGATATGGCCGTTTTCGTCTGCCCGACCAGGGTAACGGTAGTGGTTTGCACGTCCCAGTTTGCATCGAGCCCGGTGACTCTGATCACCATGTCGTCGGCATTGTTTGAGCTTGATATATAAAGTGCCGCAGCAGCAGCCATGAACGTATGATCGCCGCCGAAATCCCACACGTCTTCGGTCCCTGTGTCAACATCCGGGTTGATGCCTATTATTTCCACCCGTGAATACTGAGAGTCCCGCCCGAGAGCAATATCAACCATTTTTTCCTGTAGCATGTTCATGTCGTTTCCTCCTAAGAATTTCGCGATTCGATGAATTGTTTTTTCAGATACAGATACCCGAGGGATTCACCCTGCAGCCACCTGGATGTTACGTTTTCGATCGCCGCTCTGCTCTGCTTGAGCGAGTCAATCTCCATTGCGTCCAGCAGTTCAACGAGTTTTTGCCCATCCCCCCGGTTTGGAGAGTCAACCATGATCCGGGAGAGCAGTTTTCTCTGATCGTCCTTGAGTGTCATCATTATGCGGCTACCCCTTTCTTTTGCTGCATTGTAGAATAATCACGTCCTGCTACACGCTCACCAGATGGAGAAAGCGGCTGCATTGGTTTCATGGGGCGCTGCTCACCGCTCTGCGGCGTCATCTCGCCGTTTTCTCCGGTCAGTTGATCAATCTGTTCTTGTTCCTCGGGGAGGATTTTGTCACGGTCCAGCCCGGGGAGGCTTTTCATTGCATCCCTGAGCATGTGACGGCGCCCGGTCATGCCGATGATTGCCATGTCGACAGGGTTATTTGTATTCCGGAGCATTTCATTCATGCGGATAATCGTCTGCTCACGCACGATCAGCGCAGATGATCCTTTTGCGACCGGCTTCATGTCCCCTGCGGGAGGCTCCGCAGAATCATCGTTATCCATGATGTAATAGGATTCGGCTTCAACCGAGGGTTCCGTCAGTCCGCGGTCAATGTGCTCAATCACAGCCTTAATACCCCTCGACGACTGCGACAGGAGCATGGATGTTGCCGAGGCTGTGTCTATGTTCGCCGGGGTTGATCCCCCGTGCGCGAACTTTGGCACTCCGGAGTCAAAATCAGCGAGGTTCATGAGGAAATCGTAGAAATCGGCGAGAGGGCCGACTATCAGCTGTACTTGGTAGAACCGGAGGGCCGGCGCATTGGCCTGCATTTGGTTTGTCGTGACGTAGAACCGCTTGTACGGATGGAGCGGGCTTTTGTCCGGGCATCTTTCCTGGTCCTGTTCAATAATAGGACCGGATGCCATGGCCGCATTGATGCCGCATGCCCGGAATACCGCGTTTGCCGTGACCTGATGCGCCCAGAGAACGTCGGGAATAGCCTGACCCCAGAACTTGTCGGGATCTTCAATGAATGATGCCTTATAATAATTGATCTTTCCGTCTGCGTTCGGGTTGAGACGGGCCATAATGACATGATTGCCGATGAGGATGCAGTAAACGCGATACCATTTGTCGAGGTCGGTAATAATCTCACCGCTTTTATTCATCCCCCACTCGACCAGTATGCTGCCCGGCGCCGTGCCCCAGTAAATGAGCGCGTCGACATTATCACCCATATACATCGTGTTCGTGGACTTGTTGTCCAGTGCGGCAACGCGGGAATCGATCGCCGTCCATTCCCGGAGGGCTCCATTCCCAGCTTCGCGCAGTACCGCTCGGATCTCGTTGTCGTCAAACCCGTCTACTCCAAGCATTCCTTGCAGGTCCAGCGGGGAGTACTGAGTTTTTTCAATCAGTCCGTCCTGACAACTTCTGGCTCCTACCAACGGATAAACGTTGATTGGGGAAACGCGCGAGAACTTCTCATGCACCACATTTTCAAATGCGAACTTACGCTTCCCGGTTGCCGGATCGAACGGTCTGGTGCGCTTCACAACCATACGTTCTTCCGGTCCCTTGACGAAACAGGCCGGGAATGTCACGATATCATGGATAATCTCACGGATAGCGTTATACCACCCTCCCTCTTTCAGTTTGTCGTCTACCTTGACTTCAAACTTTTCCGTTAATTCCTTGGCCATCTGGAGCGTTTGGCGGTGTATTTCGTCAACTTTGGCCTTGAGCGCAGCCGCAACTTGTTGGGCCACCAACTCTTCTACCTCGGCGTCCATGGCCTCGACGTCATAATTGCCCCGCGCCGTGTGCTTTTGGGCGACCATCTGGGCAACCTGACGGCCGAATGTCTGACGGACCTCTTGCTCGATCTGTTGTCCATATGCCATCTGGACCGTTTGTTCGATTTCTGGAGGGAGGTCGGGGTCCGGGGTGTTCTCAATGCCGAACGGTCGGGTACCGGCTTGGAAATATACGTCCATGATCCAGTCTTCCCCCGCACGGCACTTGGTTTCGATCACCGGCATGTACGGAGGCTCCCAGTCTTTCCCGTGCAGAATTGCGATTTCTGCCAGCTTCTTCGCATCGTACTCCAATGCTCTCGCCTGTTTTGCCCGGATCATCCGTTCTTCGATGCCAGAGGAAATTCGTTCCTGCTTGGCTCGATCGAATTGACCGCGGACAAACGACGCCAAACTGTTGATCAGGCCGGCATTGGTCTGAGGTGTCGGCACCGGGACGGGTGCTGCCTGAGCGTTTACGGCCGGCAACGTTGGGAGCGGTGCGCTCCCTGCCATCACCGGGATGATTCCTTTCTGCATTTCTGCGGGAGATATTGGAGTTATCATATAGCCCTCAAGTACTTCAGTTAAACCCAAACGATATTTATTCCCAAAACGGTTGTAATGCCTGCCTCAAACTGCTCGCGAAAATGCCGTTTTGATAATTTGACATACCTTCCTGCGCGAGGCATGCCTTTGCTATCGGCGTGTTTTACCCGTGGTAACATAATTTCAACCAGCGGCATTACAAGACGCACTTTCTCGTCGATCTCGCAAAGGGTACGCTCTAAGATTTCCATCCGGTCAAGAGTTGTCATGCGTTCCCCTCATACTTCATCTTGAAACGAATTCGTGCATGTTCCGCAACTAACTCTCTCCAATTTGCAGGCGGTTCTGGCATTTCGTGCTTTAAAGCAAAGTAACAGGATTCGCCGTTCTTGTGCGTTGCCAGTCCACGGGTACCGTAACCGAAAGTCTCGAGTCTGAACGTTTCTACATAAAACACTGTAAACTCTTCAGGCTTTTCCTCTCTCCACCCAAGGGCTGGGACAGTGGGAACAGTAACCGCAACGACTGCACCTATCATTGCTTTCAGGAAGCCACGTCTTGAAATGTCATTCATCATGCGTTCCCCTTGATATGTTTTGAGCTGATGACGATGTTCGACGTCTGCAGCGGTATCATCATCTGCGGCAGCAACTGCCCGTTCTTCATCTTCCGATCCGGGAACGATACCAGCGGCTGATACTCCGGTTTCTTTCTCGGATCCGGGTTGTGGAGCACTTTCATGATCCATGTGCCGGTCAGTTCCGGTTTCTTCCGAACGTTCACATGCAGGACCACGATGTTCATGAACTGCATGCGGCGCTTGAGGTCTTCCATGGGGAGGTTTAAGTCCCGGGCTCCGATCACCCCGCAGTGCTCCTCGAGGAATAACCTAACGTTGCCTTCTAAGTCCGCATGCGCCTTCGAAATCATCTTCTGCAACTTGGGACTGGCTAGGATGATCTGCTTCCCCTGCTCCCCGCGCAGTTCTTCGGGCAGGATCTCGACGCCGGTTAAAAGTCCGTTCTTGGCGGCCATGGCTATACCCCAATCCCAAACAGGCCCGTCGGTTTTCCGTTATTCATCGTTGTATTTGCTGTTAATGTGATCAAGAACTTTTTCATTGCGCCTTCCTTTCTGTGGAGGTCGACCCGGATGCTTTCTCTGCGCTCGGAGTGCATTCGGCACATTTCCCAACCGTCTCGTTTGTGCTGCATGAGCATGGTACCGGCTCTGTCTTTCGAATGATACTGGACGGATTGTCAAAGGGGTAATGCTTGAACGGTGTAGGGTCTTTAAATTCCATTGGCCGCCCCGGTTTCAAGTTCCCCAGATCGATCTTCGGAGCGCACCCTTGTTTTTCTCTGACTTGATTACGAGCATACAGTGCCCGCTCGATTGCATATTTCGTTCGTTCTGCCGTTGATCTCCCTTGGTTACGCTCACATATTTTTTTGAATGTGGCATCCAGATCTCCAAGTCCATCGTAATAATCTCGCAATTCCTTCTCGTGCTCTTCACGAATAATGTCATCAAGGATTGCAACTGTTTCGGTTGATATAATGTTTCCTTCTGTCGCTGTCGGTTGCGGCGCGCAGGACTTGCAGTAGTAGGGAGTGACGATACGCTCCTCTCTGGTGGGTTCAAACGTACCTGAAAGTGTCATAAATCCCGTCTTTTCCTCAATGAACGATTTACCCCTGACCGCCTTCTCTTGCTTCACCATGCAGCCGCAGGTGGCGCAGTCGATGGTATTGGTTGCGCCACTCTTAAATAATTCTTTTAGGAATTCAATCTCCTCTCTGGTCATCGGAGTCGGTTTCTCGGGAGTTGCAGCGCATGCGTCGGTAGCTGCACGTGCGAGGTTCGGAATACCAGACATACTTTCTGCCACGTCGTGCAGCATGCTCACTGTTTTCGCAAAATACTTTGCGGCCTGCATATGCTGTATCCGCATGTACTGAATAAAATTAGTCGCCACTAACGTAGCCAGCAACACCCCCAATATCACGAGTACAACAATCGGTAATGTAATCATCTCAACTTCCTTTCCGCGCGTCAGCGCACTCGGTATCTTCCCAGGATTGTCTTTCTATAAAAATCTTCCAGCATCTTCCTTGATTTGATTTTTGGGTCCGGGTCAGGCGTTTTAATAAGCACTACTGCAACTGTGAATAACGTTGTTAGCGTTACTATAATGCACCATACTATTTCGAAAACATTCATCTCTTATCCTTTCTCAGCGCACCGGCACCCCGGTATTGGTTTTTACCTGCACGCAGCGGTCGTCCCAAATTTCATCAAACCGCATGCTTTTCTCGTTCGTGACCTCGAGATGCCCGATCCCCTGCTTGGACAGCCAGTCCTTGACAAACGGAACGGCATCAGGATTATCAGCGCGCGCCGTGAAAATAACGACCTCATGACCATGCTTGAGCCAGGCCTTAACTCTCCTGAGCATCCCCGGGACCGGAGCCCCGATGTGCTCAATGCCCATCCACCCGCCATATTTGGCGAGCGTACCGTCCAGGTCGACGGCATAAACTTTACGGTCTGAAAACAGGCTTTTCATACCAGTGCTCCAGCCGGCACCGTCGGGCCCATCGTGCTCCCGGACATCACTGCCCTGATCACGCTGGGGAGAGGTAGCCGCTTCCGAACCCACTGCCCGATCGCGTAGGATATCACCCGGTCGTCGAAACAACCGGACTCGGCGCCTATCGTCCCGTCATCGTTGTGCTTCATGGACATCATTTCCCAGTACGTTTCTGGGCAGACGATGCCCTCGGCACCCTGATTAAAAAGCTCTACTAGGCCGTCAATAACGAGTGACTTCGCGTCTCCGTACTTCCCGCCCTTAGTCACCCATCCATAACGCTTAACGGGCATATGCGGAGGATTCGGCTGGGTTTCTGCGTAAATGTTCGGGTACGCCATCTCTACCAGCTTCCCGACCACGGCTGTACCATGATTGTTTCTCTCGGGCACCAACCAGGCTGTGTTATACCTGTACCCCAGATGTGCGAGCAAAATACCGAATTGCACGGCGTCAATACGTCCATGCCATTGAGCAACCTGTTTCCCTGTCAGTTGTTCAATCACATCGGCGTTTGAAAAATCCGCATGCTTGCTGGTGATCATGATGCCTTCGGCAACGTCTGCGGAAATCAAATAGGGCACCCCGGGCTTCGGTTCTTCCCACACCTGCAGCAGTTTATCGGTATCGCCGGCAAGCGGGTTCTTCGCTATGAACTGGCCGATAGAGGTTAAACACTCGTAATATGCAACGGGCTTTTTGCATGCCTTCCGCCGGTCGTCGGCTTTTTCTGCGTCTACAATCGGACGCCCAGAGGCAAGGAAAGCCTCTTTCGCATTACTCGGATACTCCTGGCGGAAAATTCTTTCATCGCCGCGGCATTTGTTCTGGATCGCCCAGCGACGATATTGTAGATGGCAATCGTTGATGCCGTATCTAACAACCATCTCCTGTTCATACGGCGTTCTGGTAAACCCGGGCTCGGGATCCATCTGGTATTTCGGGAACACGAACCACGGGATAAACACGCTCGAGAATTCATTGTCTTTGTCGGCGTCGGGGTTGACTGTGCAGCGGAAGTCGGGGTTGCCGTCTCTGCCGATGAAAACCTCATACCGGTACCGGGCCGCCCAGTAGTTGTCGTGGAACTCGCCGCCGGTCCCGGCTGCGGTGCTTTCTCCGATGATCTCAGTGTCTGGCTCGTCAGGAACGCACTGAATAAGCGAAGTCAGCAGGGCTGAAACCGTGTGCTTCGGCCACTTGGCCAATTCGCTCAAATGCAGATAATGAATCAACTGGCCGGAACCGAGGTGTAGTTTCCCCGCCGTGCCCACGCGGATCGCGGAGTCGAGGCCGGTGCCTTCTTTGGTGTTGAATTCGAGGATTGATGTGTTATTGAATCGGGTCTTTGGTTTCAGAGGAGCATGGTCGTAATACCGCTTGACCATGCCGAAAATAAAATCAGTGGCGTCCGGCTCGTGGGTCACATGCATTGCATACCGGTTTCGTGCGTGGGTTGTTTTGTGATAGAAGCATCCCGTTGTGTCTGTAGATATTCCTTCGCGCCGGGCTTTCAATACCCACATGCGCAACAGCCTACCGTTATTAACAATGTCGCGCTTGATTTTGTGGAGAACCAACTGGACGGGGTTGAAAGTAAAGTCAATCAGGTCGCCTTCTGGGGTCTGAATCTTCAGGTTGGCGGGCGCATACTTTTCGAAATCAAGTCCAACCTCGATCATTTCGTCGGTGATTTCGAATTTACTATGTTGAGTTTCGGTATCGATCAACTCTTTTTCCCCTGTGACTCTTTCCGCTTTTGCTCCAGCCGGTCGATGTACGCTGAGAAAGGATCCTCGACTACCACGGTGGAACGATAAATCCCCAGACGCTTGCCTTTCATGTCTAGGGCTTTCAGTTTGTCATAAACCTTCAGGTTGGTGACTTTGATGAGCGGCTTACTGCCATTACCCCCGCCGACCTGCGTATGCTCAATTTCGTGAATTATGGCCAGTTGCTCGTCAGTAAGCTCGCTGATGTCTTTGAGAGTTCCATCGGGCTTATAGAAATCATGATGCCCGCGGTAGAAAGCGATCATGTCAATTTCTCGGTCCCAATCTTCCGCAGTTTTAATGGCCTTATTTTCCACTTTGGCCATAAGCTCTTGAATTCGCTTCTGAACCTTTGCTAAAGCTAACCATTTGGCTGCGACCACATCTGGGTTTTTAGCCTTACTCCCCGCCCGCCTTGCGGCCTCGGCGCCTTTCCCCTTCATGCCGCCCAACTCCACGTATTTAAAGCAGAAAAACTCTTGAGCCTGAGTTAGTTTGTCACGCTTGGGGGTCTTCCTTTTCTCCCTAGCTTTTGCCATAACCTATTGCGTTCCTTTCGCCCTCAACCCCAACCCCTGCCCAGGTATTCCGGTTTTTCCGTAAACATTCGCGGCTCGTAAACAGGTACCTGTATGTCTGCAAGTGCCTGTATATCTTTCTTGAATTCACTGACCATATAAAGAGATCGCTCGATGATCCCTCGCAGTTCTATTGCCCTGCTTCTCCGTTTCCGGGTCTTTACCCGTCTGATGTTTAACTGGTTACTCACGCCTTCCGTCCCCTTGCCCCCACATGCTTCACGCTACCTTCTGCTGGAATTTGCCGTAGCAACCGCTTTGCCTGCATCAGTCCTGAAATAAATCCCTTCCTCCAACTCTCGGATTTGGTAGGTGCCATATTCTTATTTGCTCGGCACCACTCTATTTCATCCTGCAGCACCCGTTTGGCGTTTTTTTTATTGATCATCAGTACCCCACCTTTCCCGGAATATTTCCCGCCTCCTCTGCCTTCGTTCTTTCCGGTGAGTGAGATGCTTTCCGTATCTTCCCCAGGACCATGCTCCCCTGAGTCTGCGGCTCCAATACTCCCGGCCTAGATGACCTGCCCGCTCTGCTCGTTCGCCGTGTGTCATTACGGGCTGTTTCTTCGGCTGCGGATATATGCCTTCCTTGCTCCGCCCATCAGCCCCTGTTTAACCGCTTGCTCTCTGACTAATGACATCCATCCCCTGTGAGTTCTCAGACCATTAAGGTTATGGGCCGCCCATCGCGGCAAAACTGCCCAGAGATCCTTTATTTCAATTCTGCATGTGATAGTGGATATCTCTGGCCCGCTGACCATGATTGATTCACGATGTGTTCGGTCGATCTCGTCCGCTGTCATGATGACCATTGGAATATGCCCGGAGGCGATTTCTTCGAGGTATTGCCGGTCTATAGCATCACGCAGTCCTTGGGCTGCTGCATCAATTGCCTTGGCCATCTAAGGGCTGAGGTAGATGATCTCTGCCATAGAAAGACAACACCTCTCCTGTTGGATCGGTGATACGTGAAATCAAGATGTTACGTTACGCCGATTGTGATAAAACCCTTTCGCACTGCTTCCGCGTCTCTTCGTCCAGCGGCTGCGCAGTACGCAGGATTTGTAGGGCGTGCTCCCTGCTCTCTATTTGCTCCGTGCGGTCCATAACTTATGAATAAATTCATTGAATAATTCCTCAAAACGGACCTTGTGCAACATATCTATACAGCCTCTATTATTTCATATACTTTGGAAAAACGTGAGTGGAATCACTGGAATATGTGGAATATTTGGAATACGTGGAATAAAAACAGGCGTAATTACCCGTTTTAGTGGGTGGGTGTCTTGCTGGTGAGAATAATGTTGTCACGCATAAGGCTTGCCGTACTTCTTTTCATACCGAGTGATGTTCAGTCTCCATTTGCCGCCTGGGGTTTTACGGAAAATTTCTTTGTCGGAGATCCGATCAAGGAATTTCCGCTTCGCTACTTTGAAACAGCATTCGAAATACTTTTCAATTGGATCATTCCCGGTACGGATATCTTCTGCCACATTCTCCCCCTTTCAACTTAAGCCCGGGGATTTCCACCCCGGGCTCTCGTAACAAATGATCCGGCCGTGGCCGGCGCCTACATCATCTTTTTACCGCATTCAGGACAACCCTTCTTACCCTTCATGCCCTTCCCACTGCATGTGCTGCACTTCTTTTTCGGAACTGCCATTAATGATCACCTCCTTTCAACTTGTCGCTTATTAGAAATTACGGCACTTCAAAAAATCCAAGTGCCCCCTTGAACTTTTGAAACGGCAGTGGTTTGGTATCACGGAGAAGTAATGCGTAATCTCCCATAAACCAGTTCGACAGCGATTCTTTTACGCAGTCGTATATCACCGACTGCCCGACTATGCCGCCCCGCGGCAGTTCATCGAATGTCGGTAGTTTGATGTTGGTAAATTCGGAAATGAACCGTTGACAGAAATCATATTCGCTTTTTGTCATGCCGATGGATGCGTGAATTTTGAACGGTCCTCGAAATTGACGCCATCCGGGACAGCCTTCCCAATCGCGGTTTTCAAGCGGCTTTATTTCCTCGGCAGCAAAGGCCCGTGCTCTTTCTGACGGATCGGTAATATCAGGCCGGACAATCAGCCACGCCCACGGTTGCCGTATGGATAATGCTTTCATAATTTTTATCTCCCCGTAAATTCCAACTAAGCGTTATAACCCATACCATGTACTCATCGACCTTTGAAATTCGATTTCATCCTGTTCGGTCCATCTCCCTTTCTTTGCTTCATGCTGTCGAATCAGGCGATACACCTGTGGATAATACGGTTCATCTATCGCAACACAGATAAATGGCTTTCCTTTTTTCAGGAGCTTTCCGGCACGAGTGGTATCAATAAGATGCTCCGCATTAAAAAGACGATCCATCATCTGCTTGTTTTGATCGGCCAAAATACGCTTCAAATCGGACTCGTCCTTCTTTGTCATTTTACCGAATGTCGGTTCTGGTCCACCTCTTGGCATATAGTCCTCCACAAAAAACGGATACGTTGTTCAACTGTTCGAGACAAAAATCATAAAATGGCCGAAACCGAGCGGCGTTATATGGATTCTCTTTGCCACTTAAAGGGTCGATTTCTCCGATGCTTTCCTGAACGTGTACGCCGCGATTACCATCCTTATCCGCATAAGGGATAACTGACCGAATCGTATATATTTCTCCCATCACGGTCGGAGGAGAATGTCTTTGAATATTTCGATCATCTATGCAAATTACCTTATCTCCTATTTTCATATCGTCTCCCGAAAAGAAGGCCCAACCAGTCAGTCCTGCCGTCCAAAAGGACGGCAGCTGACTTCCCCGTTCCTGCCGTCGCTACGTAGAGGTGAAGTTGCGAAATTGCAATCGTTCCAACGCGGGCCATAAACTCTTTAGGCAAATCGCTTGCCTTATACGCCCTCACTGGTATTCGAGAATAATTAGATTCCGTTTTTTAGTTCGTCCGACCTCGCGCCATCCACATTTTTTGAAACAACAACCCGGATTCGTGGATCGTATCTTTTTCTGATTAATGAACGTGTATAGCCGCTCTCCGGGCCATCGGCTCCCAGCTCGTGACATTGCCTCCCGGATCAGGCCGGACGATAGGCGCGGCCCCTCGTTTCGGAAGACGGCACAGTTGATTCCCTTGTTGCCTGATGCGTCGACGAATTTTCGCCAAATGAATATTGCATCGGCCTCCGGTGTGATGAGTGCCATATACTGCCCCGGTCCTGCCGTCTTTTTCGGCTGTCTGCCGTCCCGATATTGGTACGCCGAATAGTGCCGATTGTAGAGCGTCCGAAGGCGCGGATCACCGTCCCTGATTTCTATCCATGAATCCACGCTTATCGGCATTTCAGTTTGAAGCATAGAACCTCGCCCAACCATCGTATCGACGGGTCGCAAGAACCACGCCCGTCATCCGGGTGTTCTCTGCCCGCAAGGTGCATGCGGCTAATAGCTACAAAATATAATCATGCCGTGATCGAAATCTGCTTTTAGCGCATCGAGCAAGCTACACTTACGACACGCGCCGCATGGTTCGGGATAAAAGCGATTCGAGCGGGCAGAGAACGGGGGCGAGTTGAGAACCTGTCCCCTCGGCTCAGGATTATGAGCTGGACATGTTTCTGGTTCAAGGCCGTCTATGCATCCAGAAAATAATAGTTTCCCGCAGTTTATATTATGGCATTCGCTCATACTCCCGATCCTCTTCGCCCCGATCCACCGCAACTTTTACATTTCACCCAAACACTCATGGTTATTCCTCCTTATTCTCAGCGGCAAACTGTTCTTTCGTTTTTCCAAAGTGCTTTTCTGCGCACGGAAGGCAAAACCAGAAGGAGCAATACAAGCACTTGTACGCATTCGCCATTGAAACTTTACGACCGCATTGTTGGTGATCTTTACCGCTCAACCTTGCGGGGTGCGTTCCCTGGCAGGTCACATAGTCAGTAAATTCCGTGTCCATTCCGGTCCCGGTGATGGACTTGGTGCGCAGCTTCTCGACCTCGATGCACTGAACTTGATAGCGTTTTAGTACGGTCTGCTGTGATATTGGCAAGTTGCCTCCCTGACTAACCAGTCGTTCGTGTGGGATGCTTCGCACCCCACAACTCAGCGTTATCGTCCTACTATCTCGCCCAAATTGGTCATTTCTTCGATTGACCATGCCGATTTTATAGTCGGCTGCATTGATGATTTCTTTGTGTATGAGGACCATTTTTTGACGGCCTCACTTGCATTCCGAGCAATAATTATGCCTGTTGTCCAAGAGCTTCTTATCTGCCATGCAAACATGATTTTCTCCTTTCCCGGGCGCGAATCAGAGCGCACGGACTACCCTGTTGCCGCCGGCAATAGGTTTTTTGAATTAACAAAATCTATAACGCGCTGCCCAGATCCCAAAAGAATATGCGGCATAAACACAGCATCAAAACTCATTGCGCCCATCTCGGCCGCTGTTATCTGCGCTTTGAGCATATCCCTGAGCATGGAACATACCGCGATTTTACCCTGTTCAAGGGCCATGGCATCATAATCTGCTTTTTTCATGCGTCGATGGCCGTTAAAAGGGTGTCTTTGCAGGTACATGGCCGCATACCCACGCCAGGACATGACGATAGAAACCGGCCGATCCCGGTGACGGAACTGTAGAATGGTTTCACCCTTGACGGTATCCTGCATGGTCCCGAACTGGGAGCAGCCAAAATCGGAAAGAATTTTTTCAAGGTCTGCAATTGCCTCTTTCCCACTTCTGGCGTGCTCATACGGCAAACTTTTAACCTTCTTTTTACGCTGTATCATGATTCTCCTTTCTTAAATTCCAGATCCCGCATCAGTCCTTGCCGTGTCTACTACAGTTTTTCTATCTACTGCCCGGATTATTCTCAATAACGGCTTCCGTAGTGGATTTTCGTGAATATGGGAAAGTCCGACACACAAACTCTCCCGCTTCTCCTTGGGGAGTTTAATGCGACTGATGAGTAAATAAACATGATGGCCGAAGATCTTCACGGGTGGAATCTCCTTTCCCTCCTGAGCACACCATCAATCCCGGCCTCCGGGTATTTCCGGTGCAACTCCTCGTACCCTTCCCTCTCCCGGCAAAGCTTCTCCTGGTCGCTGTGTGTTGAACAGTACCGCAACACATGGGAGGTAAAGTCCCTAGCCTTCTGTATGTCACGGGGTACAGCCGGTTGATTGTATCCGAGGTCTTCGTGAGGTGATGTAGACATATCAATGCCCTCCGTATTTTTTTTCTGCGTTTTCGAACCGTGTGAACCTGTTCAGGAAAGTGAGATCCACCTTCCCAATGGGCCCGTTTCTCTGCTTCCCAATGATAACTTCTGCCCGGCCGCGCCTTTCACAAAGGCATTCACCGTCAATAGGACATTCACACTTGTTGTATACTTCGGCCCGGTAAATAAACAGGATCACGTCTGCGTCTTGCTCTATGGCTCCGGATTCTCTCAGGTCGGCAAGCATGGGCCGCTTTTCCTTCCCCGGCCTGTTTTCCACTGCTCGGTTCAACTGGGAGAGCGCTATCACCGGTGTTTTCAGTTCCTTTGCCAGCGCCTTGAGTGATCGTGATATGTTTGATATTTCCTGTTCTCGGCTGCCCTCATTCCCCTTCCCGCGCATCAGCTGCAGGTAATCCACAATAACCAAGTCCAGCCCCTGATCCGCTTTTAATCTCCTTGCTTTTGCGCGCAGTTCGAGGGAGGAAATAGCTGCCGTATCATCGATATAAATTTCCGCATCCGACATTGTGCCGGCTGCATGGGAAAGGGGAGACCAGTCGCGTTCTGCCAATTGCCCGGTCCGGATTCGGTGCGCGTCCACCCTTGCCTGTGACCCCAGCATGCGAAGCACCAACTGCTCTTTCGACATTTCCAAACTGAACACTGCTACCTTCTGCCTTTTCTCGATTGCTGCATATTCAGCAATATTGAGAGCGAATGCGGTCTTTCCCATGGACGGTCGGCCAGCAATAATAATCAAATCGCTCGGCTGGAGGCCAGACAGCATGTCATCAAGATCCACAAACCCGGTTGCCACCCCAGTGATCTTCTCTTTTCTTTCATACAACCTCTCAATCATCCCAAAGCTATCCCCCACGATCTGGCGCATGGGGGAAAATGAATCCTGAGTCTTCTTTTGGGCTATTGTGAATATCTTCTCTTCTGCTTGATCCAGAAGTTCGTCAATACTCATTGTGCGGGCATCGTCGTAACTCTGGGTGATGATGTCGGTAGCGGAGTGGATCAGTTGGCGCAGGACCGATTTTTCGCGTACAATCCGGGCGTGGTTTTTAATGTTCGCGGCAGTTGGGACCAAACTGACTAGAAACGCAAGATATGAGGCTCCGTCCACCTGTTCAAGGCCCACCTTGCCGCGGATCGCATCCGGGAGTGTAACCAGGTCAATTACTTCCCCACCCTCATACATTTCCGCCATGACACTATAGATTCTACGATGGGAGTCTTTATAAAAATCATCGGCGGTCAGAAGGTCGACAACATTTTCTATTGCGGAATTTTCAATGAGTATGGCGCCCAGCACCATCTGTTCGGCTTCAAGGTTTTGCGGCGGCAGTTTCTGAAGGCTGATTTCACTTTGCGACATTGAATATCTCCATTTCTTTTGCTTTATATAATCGCTGTAGTTCCGTCCACTTCATGCCGAATTTTTTAAATTCTGTGTTTGCCTCATCCGACATAACTGGTTGGCTGGTGTAGTTTACATTGTCCAATTCTTTGGCGAGTTCTTCTTGTGCGGCATTATATGTATTGCCCTCGGGCTTTTTGGGCTCCTGCCATTCCACCCAATCCTGCCAGTTATTGAACCAAGTGGATCCGTTTTTTGGTTTCTTCCATGCATTTTCCTTCATGGCAAGGTGCGTGATGTAGTTGTCAAGTGCCTTATCAATCTTGGCCAATTCATCCAGGGTGTTTACTGTAGCCTTAAAATGGCGTAATGCCTCTTTTTTACCATCCTTGTTGGGGTACCGGTTCCATCGGACCATAAATTCATTTTCATGATTAATCGACTTTTCTTTTGTAGTTTCTTTTGTAGAGTTTTCTTTTGTATGTCCTGTTTTCGGTAATGACTCTTTACCTTTTTCGGTAACACTCATTTCCTTTTTCGGTAAGGCCGTGCTTTTTCTTTTTTCGGTAATCATACTTCGCAAAAAAGTTGACATGGCTGTCCTATTAGTGTGTGACTTCCCGTGACAACTTTTACATAATGTGATTAAATTATCATCCGTGTTATTTGTCTGATTAAAATCAATATGATGGACAGGTAAAAATTCTTTCGTAATATGCCCTTCATATCCACAAACCATACACGCGTTACCATCGGTCACCCTTATCTTGTTTTTTATTTCTGTTATACTTACACGTCCTTTTAATATTTCCTTTTTCGGTAATGGTTTCCATGTATGAAAATCTTTATTGAAACAGTATGTTGAACACCATCCGTTTCCTTTTTCGGTAACGTTGTTTCCTTTTTTGGTAATAAGATTCATCGAAGTCAATTTATTGATGGCTTGGCACACCCGTGTCTTTGACATGCCCGTACCATCTACAAATTGAGAAAGGGAAATATCATCTTCCTTTTTGTGCCATCCATATGTTTTCCTGAAAATGAAATCGAGAACTTGACGCGCTTCTCCAGGTATTCTTGTTTTGGCGAGCGCATCCATTATTTCATTTGCAATATCTGTATGGCCGTTTTCTGCTTGTGGATTTGCCAAAAATTTCTACCTCTCCAAGCCCCTCATCAGGCAGTGCATTACACTACGACAGGTTCACCCCTGCCGCCTCGAGCAGGTCTTTTTTGAACATGTGCTTCTTCCCCAAATGCTCCATGAGGTTCTTGGCGTCCTGGTAGAACTTTCCCCAGTCGATTTCTTCCGCCCGAGGATCGTGGTTCCACTTGCCGATTTTGAATTCATCGACATACGGCGCCGCGAAGTACATGGCCCTCAGTGATTCCTTGGGACTAATTACGGGCTCTATAGAGGCCCACGTCGATATACCGGCGTCCTTTGCCCGGGAAAGCATCTGTAATCGGTCGTCAGGTAATGCGGCTTTTGGTTCCCATTTTCTGGATAGGTCGTTATCCATGAAAGTCAGGGTGGCGCCGATTTTGTTCCGGGGATCCTTCACCAGGAGGTCGAAGTCCTTTACCGCCCGGGTGCCGCCCTTGGTTAGAATGTTCACGGCGTTGCCGGAATCGGTTATGATCTTGAGTATGGACCGGGTGAGGCCATGGACATCGTGGTTGGCCGGGTAGACGTCGCATAGAAAGCAGAGAAATATCGGGTCCGGTATTTTCTCCGCGCAGTCTTTTGACATCCGAGCGAAAAGGTCAGGGACGGCCGTTACTGAAGCATGAAATTTTACTTTTCCTTCTGGGCCCTTCATCCACTTGGCTGCCGGCGCATAGCAGTAACGGCATCCGTGATCGCATCCCGAGAAGATGTTCGCAGCATAGCCTTTATCCTGGTATTCTCCTGCCCTTCCTGATGGCGTGTAAAGTATCGGTCTCAAGGTGTGGCTCCTTCCCTATAAAAGCAATCCTACTTGTGCTGTTCTCTCTTTCTGTAGGGGCTCATACGCCCGCTGGATCTCGCAGCCGATCCATTGCCGCCCCAGCTGCTCGGCAACTTGGCCGGCGGTCCCGCTTCCGAAAAACGGATCAAGAACAATGTCGCCCGCCCGGGACCCTGCGAGGATGCAAGGTTCGATTAATTTTTCTGGGAACGTCGCAAAGTGTGATCCGCTATACGGTTGCGTCGCCACTTTCCAAACGGATCTTTTATTTCTCATCTCAACTACGTCTCGGACTGCGTTAGAAAAACTTGCATTCTGTTTACTTCCCTTGGCATTCATTGCGGCTTTCGGGTTGACACCCGCTTTTACCATGTGATCTAAAGAACGCGCTATCGTCTGGCCTCCGGGCCCTCCGTCGGCATATTTGTGGCTGTCGCTTCGGCCCCGAGCATACCGGGCGTGCGTGTCAAGGGAGGCTGGTTCCATAATCGCCGCCGCATCGTAGTAGTAGCGTTCCGTCTTGGAAAGAAGAAAAATATATTCATGCGACTTCGTTGGGCGATCCTTTACGGACTCTGGCATACACTGCGCCTTCTCCCATACAATGTCACACCTGAGATACCAGCCGTCAGCACGCAGGGCAAAGGCCACCATCCACGGAATGCCGACGAGGTCTTTCTGTTTCAGCCCAGGCGGTACGGTATGCCCGAGCGTGTTCCCGACGTCCTTATACTTGTTGTCCGGCACTTGGTATGATCTCGCGGCCGCGTATGTATCCCCAAGATTCAACCACAGCGTTCCGTCATCGGCCAAAAGATCCCGCACAAATCTGAAAATCTCAACTGAGTGCTCAACGTAAAGTTGCGGAGTAGGCTCAAGCCCGAAGCAGCCGAGCCATGCACCGCATTTCTGGCACCACGTATGACTTGAATCAAAGCGTGACCCGAGCGTATGGTTCGGATCGCTGGCCGTAGTGCTTCCAGCGTTTCCCTTTGTGGAGTTTTTGAAACCCGTTTCCTGCGGACCCCATTCGTGGTCACACTCAGTATCTCCACCCCACACTGTCGGGTTATTCCCATAATCCCGCAGCCCCCAATATGGCGGACTCGTGACGCAGGTTTGTACCTTCACGCCGTCCACTATCAGGCGCTTCATTGTTTCCCTGCAATCTCCGAAAAAGCACTTATTCACCCTTCAAACTCCTTCAGCCATTATTTATTCTGCGCTTCTCTAAGTTTCATGTATTCACTGTTTGCCGGTATCTTGATATCGCAGCCAATGCTCTGGGCCCAGTCAAGTATTTCCGTGGTGTATTGGTATGCCTCTCCGACATCAAGTGCGGCAGTCGGTCTCAATACTTCATGGACTGTCTTTTTGCCGGTTACAACATCGGTGAATTCTCTCTGCACCCAGCCGAGAAATTTATTTTTCAACATATCTTTTACCCACTCAGGCGAACAATCAGTCCTGCCTTTGTTGATCAGGTATTTACTAATCTCCTGGTATATGACATGCTGAAATGCGTTTTGCGAAAGGGACCTATGCTCTCTCCATGGGGTAAAGGTGATGCGCCATCCTTCTTTCGGGATGCTCACTTTTAGCAACCGGGAGCATTCATCTATTTGCTCTGCGGTTGTTGCTCTGTATGATTGAGGAGTTGACATATTGACCAACTATCCGCACAACCCGTATGCCGATTGACATTCCGATGAATCTATCAAAGCCATCATGTCCTGCTGCTTGCCTCCGTGCGTTGTCCGGGACCAGCGCACTACATCGCGTATGCCCCGGCCCATGAGATCGCCCCGGCTGTCGTCCGGCGACGGGAAAAAAGAAGATTCCTGACGCTTGCTCGCCAGCGCAACCATGCTTTCCCATTCGGCTATACGTTCAATCTGCTCTGGAAACCGTTTTGAAATTTCCCGGATTTCCCCCTTCGCGGCATTGATGCAAGGCATGCAGCCCACTCGATTCATTCCCATCGAATAAAGCGGGTTTGGCTTTATGCCGTGCCGAGCGTGTATCTTGAAACAGTCCTCGGCGGTCCAGTCCAATATCGGTCGGTAATTATACAGTCTGCCGTCGTCCACGCGCTCAAGAGGAAGGAGACGAGCCCGGCTCTCTGATTCGCTTGCTCGCACTCCCTGCCACGAGAAAACCATAAACGCCTCGTTGTCCAGTAGGTCAATATTGTATTCAAGTAGCGGCATGGTCTTCAAGAACTGTGTACAGAACTGGGCCTTTCGTGACGGGAAGCGCCCTTTCCAGATGCAAAGATCAAGGTACGGGTTCCCGGTCGGGACCAGTGCTTTTGCGGCCCGCTCGATCACGCCTTGCGGCACACCCTTATCCGCCCACTTCGACAGCACGTACTCTTTCTTTCCCGCGATCTGCAGGATAAAATCCCGTTTCAGCCGGTCGATCTTGATTCCCAACTTGTACTCTAAATATTCCAGGTACTCGTAAACGATAGGATGCTCGTTCCCTGTGTCGGCAAAGACAAACCGGCACTCATCCATGTTGTACTGCTCAATGGCAAGCAGTGCCGTTGCCGTTGAATCCTTCCCACTACTCATCGATACCACGCGCAAAACTTTCAACATGAAAATCACCCCTATCTAACTACACATTTTAAAATGATTCGATCCATTGGTTTCCCCCGGCTGCCATACTGCGGTACGTGACCTACCGGCTTATTTGTGGGCTGGCCGGGGAAGATTTATTTACTCAAACTCAATTTCAATAATCGTTTGGTCTTCCGCTCCTCTTTCTTGCGAGTACGATACTTCTTTGATGATGCTGGCGTTATCGTCTGCAAGTATTCCTGCTTTTGTAATCCCGTCCAAGACAGCTTTAATACTCGCTCCGTCGGGATCTGTGAGATGTTTTCTGATGCTATGCACTCTGATACGGCATGGTGTATGGCATCCCGTACTTTCTTTCTTTGCCATGGGCTCATGGCGAGAAGCGCGTTCCATGTCGGCAGCCTGAACGGGAGTGCCAACACTATTTTTTTGACAGGCACCACAGATGAGCTTATTTCCTTTCCATTTACATCCATTAATGCAAGCCATCTCTCTTTGCCTTTTCTTCAAGTTTTTCTTTATATTCGATCAATAACTGTTCATACACATCCTCGAAATCCAACATACATATCGCCCGGGCCAGCTGCCAAAGCCTGTCATAAAGCCCCGGAGATCTCTTCTCAATCCATGCCTTGAAAGCATTCTCGTTCGAGTGTGCTTCTGCATGGCATCCTACACACAGAGGGATCAAGTTTTCTTTCAAAGTGCAGGTGTTTCCATATTTCCGGTGAACAATATGGTGCGGGTGCAGCGCCATGGACGGGCTGTCCGGCCGGTTGCACTTCGCACACCGGGCATCCAGGAGTACGATCTTGCAGGCGACGGCAATGGCTTTATCCTGCCATTCCTTCTGGGGTGTCTGTCGTTCTGGTTTCGGGACCGGCTTTGTAAAAACGCTCACGCCACCCTCCAATAGAGGTATTTATTAGGACCTGCGCTCGGCACAGCCTTCCTGTCCAATAACCCCATATCCCGCATTTCCCGGAGCGCCTGGGCCGCTGTTGTCTGTATCATGTCGTGCTGACTCGCCAGTTCGCGGGATGAGATGCAAGGGACTTTACGGAGTAGGTTGAAAATTCTCTTCTGCGTAGGTGACAGTCCTCGGATAAGCACGGCATTCATGTCCGGGGCTATCTGCGGGTGCTTCTTTTTCAGGCGTATGAGGTCTTTGAGGGAAATCACGCCTTCACCGCCTTGAAATAGGATATGAGGTCCTCCAGTGAATGAAACACCGGTATCCCGAGAGAATATGCGCGTTCCAGTTCCTTCTGTGCCCCGCGGCTGTTTTCCCAACCTTCCACGAGTAAAATTGCGTCACTTACTTCCATCCACGCTAACGACTGCGCCTGTATCATCTCAATCGGGATAGACTCGCCTTCGCGGAGTTGGAAAAATAAACTGTAATCAATAAACGGGGAAAATACCGCAAAACCTTCTAGGAGCAGCTGGGTGGATATCCGCATGCCCTTCCGGAGATTGTCGAGGAACTTGATAGGGTTGGGGTCGCTCATCGCGCCAGCACAATAGATACGCTTCTTGGTATTCAATGATTCCTCCCTATGCGTGGGCATAAACCGCATGATTGGCGTAATTTGCCTTCACCAGTGCTGCCGCGATCCCTGGGCATACCGAATTACCGCACAGTCTTACCTGTGCTGTTTTGGTGAATGGCTTACCGTGCATATCGTGCTCGATAATATAGGTGTCGTAGAATCCCTGAGCACGGAATATTTCGCGTGGCGCGAGCATGCGGAGACCTATATCAATGATTTGGTAGTCTTCCCCGTGGACCTTTACTAAACCGAAACGATCTCTTGTTGAAATTGTATTAATTGGCTTCCGTATGTCATGGGATTCACTGGCTGCATGGTATTGCAAGAGGAATGCCCGGACTTCTCCGAAGTGAAGGCCGCCAGCCGTGATTGTCTGCAGCGGTTCACGTGAGTCCTGACCGATATTCGTACCCTTGAGCTTAACCAAGTGTGACGTTACAAGGCTGTCTTTGTCACGTTGAGTAACCGTCCGCACTGGTTCGTCGGCAGCATATCCTATGCTCGATCCCATGTATCGAACAAGACTCGCGGCTACCAGGGAATGATGGTCTACTGACGTGACCGTGCCGAGCGGCATTTCAACCTGCGAGCCCACGACTCCGCCGTAGTGTTTGGCGAGGAAGGCAGAAACGAGGGCATGCCTTTGAGTTGCGGTAATTGTTGGTAGTGGATCATCGACAGGATGGCAACGGTCCTCGTCACCTTTTGAAGAATAGAGTGAAGACAAAACAGGAGATACCAGCGCCAGCTCTCCCCGGTGCGCAGCGGTTATCGTCGGAAATGGGTCTTTAATATCATTGGTCCTATCGCCTCCCTGATGGGTCAGTGGAATAAGATGTGGCATGACGAGTGCGCTGTCTGCCTTTGCCGTAACCGTTGCAACAGGTTCCTCTATATGCCTCGGCCTTGACTGTCCTGCCCGTCCGCCAACTCCTATTATATGGGGCGCAACGAGCGCAAAGTGTCCGCCCTTTGTCTCCGCACAGATAGTTCTGAGCGGTTCATCAATGGGCATAGAACGCGGCGATGATCCGTTGGCGTGCTCAGTAATATACGGGACTACCAGTCCGTGCCGGTTCTCCGTAGTTTGCGTTGCCAGCGGATCGCCAACAGATTGCCCGCGGAACTCTCCGCCCTTATCGCCATAGTACGTCACGATAAACGGCTCAGTCGAATCTGTGACATACCGCTTAATACCCATGGCAATGCGGCGTTGCGTGGCTTCGGCCAGCGGTTTCTTGCGCTCGAATATAGACGGCGCGGGAATATCCCATTGGATGCACTCGGCCGCAGTTCTCCAAGGCAGGAGTTTTCCACTCTTTACGGCTGCGCTTTTCGGGTCACCATGTGTCGGCTCGGGCCACACAATAGGCTGTCCGTCTGAGCGGGCAATGAGAAAGAGACGCTTCCGGATGGTCGGGTCGCCATAATCACAAGCCCTGAGCATTTTATGGTCAACTTCGTAACCATTTTTACGGAGGGCATTGAGAAACGAACGGAAGGTTCGGCCCTTGCGTTTCGGACACGGGTACTGCTTGCCGTCCGTTTTGGTGATCAGCGGTCCCCAAGTGATGAATTCCTCGACGTTCTCGAGCATGATTACCCGTGGTTTTACCGTAGCAGCCCAGCGGAGAACTACCCAGGCAAGCCCACGGATCTTCTTACTGACAGGTTTCGTGCCCTTGGCCTTAGAGAAATGTTTGCAATTATGAACGACAATACCTTCAACAATGTAGCTTTCATCGTCCTCGACGCCAATATTAAAAACATCGGTTTCAACAACTGCGGGTTCCTGGCTACGAATAGGACACCACTCAAGGCCACTCTCGGCAATAGTTTGACTATGACCATCAACAATATTTTCTCGCCATCGAAGCAGGTAAATTGGCCTCGCGTTGACAATTCGGCCTTGAATTTCATTGCTGTTTTGTAAAAGATGAACTGTGACTGTTTTCCCAAGAGAATTCAGGAGGGCTTTGATTCCGAAAGCGAGGTGTTTGGATACCGTGCGGCATTCGGTAAATTGTTTTCCTGCCCATCCATCCGCAGAAAGGTATCCGTCAAGCAAAGACTGTTTAAAGGCTGGTCCGATACCGAGTGCCCAAGCTGGAATTCGTTTTGACTCGGCCCTGTGCCCAAAGTGTTCTCGTAACCATTCCACTAAACCACGGTGGTTTGTACTGAATTGATATGCTGTACCAGTCTCCCGCTCGTGCCACGCCAACTCATTAAAACCGGCACGTTCTCCTTCACGCATCCATGTGTTGATTGTCTGGCGAAGTTTTTCTACCTCATGCTTACCGCAGGTGAGAACCAATTCAGCGCGTGTATCTGTGAGGCGTGTCCAGCCGTCTCCAAGGTAACGACCAACAAGCCACATAAAGCGGTTGTCTGCAACCATGCCGCGACCCAACACAGGAGGTATTGTTGACGCCGGGAAGGTCGTAGGAGTTGCCCAATACCACCCTTTTGTGAGAAGCGATGCTGGTGCCCAGCCAGCGTCTCCCAGAACACGCCCATATCCTCGAGGTTCGGTACACCATACGCTTTTACGATGACGAACATAGAATGGATGCTCAGGACTCACAAGTAACCCGGGATGCCCATGTCCCTTAATTGACATCAACGGCTTGCGTGTATGAGATACCTCTGTTACCCGTCCCCAACGCAGTTTATGTGTGAGTACTTCATCGCCAACTTCGATTTCTTCAATGGCTTGATAGCCCCGGCGCGTGAGTACCAGTGTTCCTGCCGGGAAACAGTCCGGGCTGAACCATGCCAGGCCGACGGGCCTGCCGGCGCATTCAACCATCGGGTTGACTTTCCACACGTCTTCCCGGAGATGCTTTGTGAACGGGTGATTTACCTGATGCATCCGGATCGCGTCCGCATCGTGGTTTACAGCGATATCGATCGGGCGCCCAAGGGCCCGCTCTATCCCCGTTGATGCTCCGCCGCCGCCCGCAAAATTATCGACTACGATTTCTCCTGTCATGCCATACCTTTCTTAAAACGGCAATTCCATTTCCTTCCCGAACTTCACGCGCCACCAGGAGCGCAACCTGTACCCCCAGATTTTCCACCGGTACAGCGCACGCTTGATGCTTTGCCAGATCGGGTGCGTCAGATAGCGCATGAACATCCCGACATCAAATAAGGCCATCAGGATAACGACCGCTTCCCATGCCTTTTCGTTGTCAACAGCCTCGTGCTTGATCAGGCTGTTGTACTGGGTCACCGGGGGATGGATCAGGATCGGCAGTGTGTGTGTCGGTGTAAGTTTTTTCTTGATATTTATAAAACCATGCCCGCCCCGTTCCATCGCACGACCAACAAGGCTTGGTTATCACCTGCTTATCATACCCATCCTGCACCCCGTACCTGCGGAGGATCTTGTCCTTGAGCTGGTAGAACCATCCCTCTTTCCGGGATAGGTGCCGTTATTGGCAAGGATGAGCAGATTGAGGATGGACGGGTGCATGTTATGGCCTCTCCCCAATGATTTCCTCGATACACCTGATAAGTTTCTCAACATCCCCACTCTCGGCCCGGATGGTGTAATCGCAATCGATGGAATCAACAAACCGTTCGCTGTCATGGGTGGTCCCGGCCGTTTCATCTGTGTACCCGATGCGCTCCACCTTGATCAGGACACCGCCGAGGTCGCGGATGCGCTTGGCCTCTTCGGGGAAACGGACATCATCGACAACAACGTGCTTCTTTTCTTCGCCCATGATCCTGCAGATTTCGTCCTCGCAGCGGTTGACCCAATAAAGCGGGTCTACCTGCTTCCGGAATATCTCGGTTCCGACCTTCTGCATCAGCCATCTGGAACGTTCGGTTTTTGCTCCGTAACATTCTTCATGCGTACACATGCCGGCGGTAATGAGCATCTTCTTTAGCGGGTCCGCGAAGGCCACACGTGCGTAATCGAAATTAGCAGTGAGATGATCGCCGATGGTTGTCTTGCCGACATATGCCTTGCCTACTATGCCGAAGAGATGGAGTTTCATGCCGTTACCGCCGCATTCCGGTACTCGTTCATCAGGCTTTTCGGGATGTTTATAATCTGCTTCTTGATCTCCCTTTCCACCCCTCCGCAATCAGCCAGACACCAAGCATGTTGCTTTCCCGGAGTTACCCTGAGCACCCGGAGCACAACCGCCTTGGGCTTCGGCCTTGACGGTGATCCTGCGAACGCAAATGCTCTCTTCGCCACAGCCACGGCAACGGCCATCATCGAAGCCAGCCGATAATATTTATTGCTCACCAGATTTACCTTGCTCATGCTTCCTCCCTTGAAATCTCCCGCCCTTCCCCGGGCCAGTGCTTCCCGACACTGGTTGTTCCGGGGTCAGGGGGAAGGTTTGATTACTGATTATTGCTGCTGAATTTCCCGTTCAGAAATACCCATCCGGGCAGTTTGGTTTTCAGTGTTGCGATTTCCTGGGCGAGAGCATCGCGCTCGGTCCGCTCGTGCTTGACGTTGATGATCTTGAACACGGGCTTTTCGTCCTGGCTCTTGGGCATCTCGACCTCAAAGTCCGCTTCGATCCTGATTTTGTTTTCCGACCCTTCATAGAACGGCAGCGTCAGCGTAAGTTTCTTGGGCAGATTGCTTATCTGCGCCCCGTTCTTATCTGCAAACATTAAGGTCGTATTGTCCGGATCAAGGTCGCTCTCGAATTTCAATTCGCGGTCCATCTTGATCAGGGCAATGTTGCCGCGCAGGAGTCCGGAATTCTGGAAGCATTCCGGGTAGGTATCAAACAGTTTGAGCAGGGATTTTTGGTCAAATTCGCCGATACCGGGTTCCCCCCTCCTGTTTAAGAAGATCGCTTTCATTTCGAGAGAGATGGCCAAGGGGAGGGCGATTCTCTCCTGCCGCGTTTTTTCGTCGAAGAACATGGTGATCTTGGTGTTGTTTCTGCCATACTCCCCGACGTAAAAAATCACTCCCTCTTCAGGCTTGGCGCCGCACTTATTGATCGCATTGACGAACGCCTCGGAATCATTCGCCGTGTAAAGCCGGTCGTTGTGCCGACGGATCGGAGTGATCGGATCCTTGGTGACTTCTGTGTACCCCACTCCACCCCGCAAAAAATGCCGCTCCTGATTGGTGGTGGTGTCTTTAAAACTGATGTGGTCGTCAGGCAGTGCGGTTTTGCCGACGGTCAGTTGTACTTCCTGCGTGTTTTTTTCCATTACGATGCCGCTCCTTCCCTGTGTGCCGTTGTGATTGACCGAACCTTGTCGGAATCTGTGAATTCAAATCCCGGCTGCTTGGCGTTGTCGGACGTGGTTTCGATCTTGATCTTTTCGTCCTCGATGACCGCTATCGCCTTAGACGATCTTTTCGGGACTTTTGCCTCGCAATCGAACGTGATAATTACGCTTCCACCGTCCAGATCAACCGTGATGTCGATCGAGATTTTCCGCTTTCCTGGGATGTCGTTCTCAAAAATAACGGATTGCAGCACTTTCGCCATCTCGTTATTATAAAGCGGAAGTAATTTTGTATCCTTCAGGTTTGCCAATGACAATTCTTTCAGCATATGTCTCACCTCCTCTCTCTACTGCTGTTGTTATTTTTCTTTTGCCATCTGCATGAGTCGCGCAGCTACAACGACCTCATCAACTTGGTATCGTTTCGCAAAAAATGACACAACATCCGGTCGATCCTTGTATTTTTCCCAGTCGGGAAGAAACAGGCTATCCGGCATCAGTAAGTGCAGCGCAAATTCATTCGCTTCTTTCTCGTCTCGATCTTCTAGTATCGTGGTCATATTTACCCTTGTTATCGTGTCTTGCGCTCGCTTATTCCATAGCCCAATCGCGCCTCTGCGTGATTTCTTCGGATAAGTACGAACTAGGCATTTTAGGCATTCGATCTGCCACCATTTATGATTGACCATCGTGCTTTCATAGTTATCAACCCGCGCTTTACCGCCGCAGAATGGACACGATAACAAAACGGTCGAATCAGATTTCGCTTTGCTCAACTGTTCACCTCCACGTTGGTGCGGCGCTTCGCGCCGGAAACCTTTTACGTCTGGGCGGGCTGGTAGGGACTTTCGGTTCTGCCACCATCACCCGACGATCGGGAGTCCTCCCGGCGAAGGGATTCTCATCCACGGTACGGTATCGTTTTAGCGACAGCCGCCGCCAGTTCCCGCCCAGACGTAAAAGCTTTTTATATTAAGCGCCGCACCAATGGGGCCGTTAAGTCGTGACCGGCAAGCATTGGTTGATGCGTCGCACACTACGCGCCGCACCAACCAAGCCGTTCAAGACCGACCGCCCCTAACGGGGCGGCGACTTAACGGCCCCATTAAATTTCTTCATGCCTCACGAAGACGGCGGTTGATAGTTCCAACCTCCGCAAAACTGAGACAAGCATCACTACTTCGGCGCTCTTGTTCGCAGCGGTATACGTTGCCTCTTTTGCCGTTCGCACTTGTTTATCGTATAACTCAAGCAAGCCCCACGAGTCAGGCAATTCATCGGGCTTGACGAGTTTCGCGGGAACTAGAAAATAACGGTGATCCCCCATACCGCGCTCTTGTTCCCGGCGAAATATTTTATTCTTATCCGAGAGAAAATCTGCTCTCGATGCCTTGCACTCCACAAGGATGCTAGCTCCACCAGAAGCATAGAAGCCTATCGCGTCTGGAGTTTCGGTGTTGTGTGTAGTGGCAAGTTCGGCCAAAATGATTGTGCAACGCCGATTATTTGCAAGCCATGCCTGAGCTTTTTTGACCAACTCTTTATGAGTCAAACCGACCTCTGAAATTTAACCAGTCAGTCCAGCCGTCCAAAAAGGACGGCAGCTGACTTCTGCGTTATGGTTCCAACCTCTTCATGAATTCTGCATTGCCATCCTCATGGCACCTGCTGCAGATATATCTTTTTGTCTTGATCGTCTTGTATGCCCTCGGTGCCTTATCTCGTGGCGGGTATGTGGTGCGGTTATCTGTATTGAATGCCTCTATGCCGAGGAATATCAATCCAAGAGTGAGAGCGATGCTGACTATTGTGAGTCCGGGATTGGCCATGTTCTAATCTCCACTGTCGTCGGTCTGGTTTATGTCTTTCGGAGTAACCGCCATTTGTATCCTGTGCAATGCGCTGTATACCGCTTCCCGGTTCTTCGGGTCGTTGTAGTTCTCAATTGCAAAATCAATATCTTTCTTTATCGTTTCGATCATTCGTCACCACCTTGGTTAAGTTTGCAGGGCGACCCCGGACCAGGAGCCGCCCTGCATATGTAAAGGAGGTCCACTCCCCATGAGTGGCAAAAGAAACCCTGCCAGTAAGGAGAACCAGAAACCCGGCAGGGCAAATCATTTATTCGTCTCCGTCTTGAGTGGGGTAAAGTATGTCATACGGTTTAAATGTTGCCTCGTGGATCGCCCTCGCTACTTCAACTCGCATACGCTCGTAGGCCCTGATACGAATTTCTTTCGGGAGGCTGTCGAATTGTTTTTTTACGTCCGGGTGGACACGAAAGGAAACTGGGGGGCCTGTTTTTTCATACTGCTGCAGATCGTCGCAATCTTTAGCCATATGTGTCATTCCTTTCGTAAATAGTGAACCAATGTAGACAGTGACAAAGAAAAAAATATATGTATACTCAGGACGCTTTCCCCATGCGCTTGCCGAGTGACGGATTTTCAGCGAGGTGATATTTTCGAAAACCTTTTCGCTTGCTGAGAAAATAAATCGGTTTTTTACCGGCGAAGATGGCAAGGTCGATCGCAAGGGGGATGATGGTAGTTTTTTTATCCCCCCGCAGGAGTGGGGTTAGGAAGCTCGGCTCGACGCCGTGCTTATTGGCAATCTCAATCTTTTTCATTAGGCTTAATTGTACTTTAGTACAAGTTAAAAGTCAACATAAAATTGTACTATAGTTTATTGACGTAGCTTTGAGGATGCATATAATGAATGGATGGAGAACTCCATGAAGGTTTTAGGGCGGCATATAAGAGCTTTGCGTAAATCCAGAGGATTAAAGGCAAAAGACATTGCAGAACGTGCCAATTTGACACCTACTTATATAAGCAGGGTAGAAAACGGGAGAGTTGATGGCGTTTCGGTCGAGGTAATCATGAGGATCGCCCAAGCCATGTCTGTACCCACGGCAGCTTTGTTTAAAGACGATGAGATCGTGGAAGAATTAATAAAACATGCGGAACTAATGAAGAAATTTTTTAAGGAAGAAGGCAAAAAAGACAAATAATACCCTGAAAATACCCTGAAAGTATTAGATATGAGGTTGACAAATAATCCTTTCTTATGTTTAATTGGCTTATTAAATCAAGGAGGATTAAGGAATGAAAAAAGAAGAACCCTGCAACAATCTGAGGAACAACCTGTGCAAGCGATGCAGATCCAGCCGTATTGTTGTGGTGCCACGGGCCGCATTTGTGAAATATCTGAAACAAGGAAACGCCCTGCTATCGAAGTCGTTTTGCCCTCCCAACTCCATCCATAAACTACCGAAACAATAAAAAATAATAATACTTTGACTTAAAAAAGGCACCCTTGGGTGCCTTTTTTATTGTCCGAAAAATAATTGTACTATAGATATATTTTTTACTTGCATTGTTAGTTGTACTATGGTACAATTCAACCATGCTTAATTTGCTGCGTTAGTTTCACCCTCTGCCCCTTCTTACGAAGCAGGGCGTGAGGGTTCTAATAGCAACATGGTACATCCACCAGCATCGGGATGGTTTCAAAGGCGGATTACAATCGGCCAAAGGTAATTGAGCTTCTTACCGCACCGCAGTACCAGTAGGTAGTTCTTGGAGGGGGTTGAGCTACGGAGGGCCAAACCGGTAGCGCAAATCGAAAACGACACAGTGCGTACCCTGATCCCGGGGTCTGAAGCGCACGAGAGATACAGGAAGGGGCCGCTTGCTGGTCGTCGAAGCAACGCGTTGGTCTGCAGGCAACAGACACTCTTCCTGCCTCGCCAAGAACTACTTACTGGACACCACGAGCGCAGCACCAGCGATTTTAAGAATCGCGCCATTCTCCAAGAAAGGAGGGGCACTGTGAGCGCATTAGCGGAAACACTCAGCAAAGCCAGAACGCGCCGTAAGTTGTCGATGAACGACGTATCCAGGCAGTCCAGCATCGCCAAAGATCACCGCGGCAGGATCACTCAGGGCTACATCTCCCGCCTTGAGTCTGGCAAAGAAACAAACCCATCATTCCTGAAACTGCAGACGCTGTGCAATATTTACCGGATCAATCCGGGGACACTCTTTAAGCAAACGGTGAGATAGACTTGTACGGCGCAAGAGCGGACTGTAAATCCGATCCGAAAGGCCAGGAGGTTCGATTCCTTCTCTCACCACCATCACGCTCGATCATGATAGTTCCACGTGAAACATCGGTGCAAAATCCTCAACCGGAGGTGATTGCCCTATGAAGTAGGAAAAACACTTATTTTATCACTGTTCCTTATTGAGAGTACCAAAAGCAAAGTTTTACGTTCTTTCACATCAAGATCCACATCCAGAATTACATCAAGTTAAAAAGGGCGGGCAGAGCCTCTTGCACCCGTGAGATAGGGTTCAGCTCCAATAAAACTTCGCGGCTTTCAGATACTCTGAGCCGCACACTAATCGAGCGATGGGGAGAAATAAAAAATTACCCGACGCAAAGCTCTGCCGCCCTCACCTACGAGCATCCTATATCGGAATCATATTTTTATTTTATTCAACGTCGAAAGGTGAACCCATGTCAGAATCAAAATATGAGTCATTTTCGTCAATCAGCGAACTGAAGCCGGGAATGATCGTTCGCGGAAAGTCAACCGGACAAACGTTTATGGTCCTCGTAAGCTTTGGGGACCGCGTGACTGCCGTAAGCACGGCAGACATAACGAATCCCGATGAGTGGGAAGTTTTAAAAAAAATAACGCCAAGCTGACCCGCAGCCGAGGAGGAGAAGCATGAGCATGTGTCGAATACCAGACTGTGGATATTATTTCAAGGGATGCTGTAAAAAGAAAGATGGAACTATTTGCACTGCTCAGGCTTCGCCGTCTCGAACGAGTGGTTCTCCGACCGCGTCGCGGTCGGACTCGGTCGAGGCGGCTGCCTCTCAACTCGCCGCCATTCCAGCGGTCACAATCGAAAGTTGAGGAGCGAGTCTATGCAAAAACTTACAGTAAAGGAACTCAGAGACGCACTGCAAAAGGCAGACGATAATGCAGATATCATTATTCATACTGCCAAAGAGATTTCGACAGCGAGGCAAGTAGTGATAGGCAGAGAACCGTTCATCATGATAATCGCAAGCGACGAAACTTGTCCTTAGAAGCGTGACCGCTGGAATGCTTGCGTAACTCGCAGGCGTAGCCAGTCGAAGTTGACGCGATTGTTACGATTGTTATGATTGCGTCTAAAGGTGGTAATTGAAAATGGACGAAAAAGTTTACGATCTTTCATTAGAAGATATCAGACCATTGATTGACCTACCTGCCGAATATGAATTGGTTCGCGCAGATAGCAACGGAAACGGAACAGGCGTGATTGTCAAACTGGTCAAGCGATCATAATGCGGCGGTAAGCCTCGGCACGCGAAGCGACGGGTTCGACCCGTTTGGTTAAGACTTTTTGGAGGGCTGATATATATGCCAAGAAAATTATCTGAACCCGTTATGCGATACGCGAATGCCATGCAATTGAAATTGAACAAAAACGCGCACAAAGGCGGCTGGATTCGCTATGACAATCGGGGCCGACGAATATGGGCTCCTGAAGACGTGCGTTTTTTGCTCAACAAACTTAAAGAAGAGCACGACGAACTGATTGCAGAGGTGGAAAAGTATTTGTCTAATCCATGCATGTATCAAGGGAACAATCTGCTGAAAGAAGCTGCGGATAATGGAAATATTTCGATGATGCTTGCGGATGTATGTAGGCAATTGAAAAAAGTATAACGCGCCGGATGAACGGCGCAGCGGAAGCGGAATGTCGGTCCGCTGGTTGAAAACGGCGATATCAGGAGGCCCACCATGAAGAAACAGAAATTGCTCTGCGGAAAGTGCAAAACGGAACTGGACGAAAGCATGCTCTGCTCGGTAACTGATACTGTCGGCGAGGTTTACCGGGAAAGAAAGGCTTTGTGCTGCAATAATCCAGATTGCTCGGCACCGATCCATGTAATTTCTATGACCGAGGGGCCGATTGAGAAACCCAAAACGTTTTTTGGCCGCTCCTGGCTCCTCGCTCCTATTGGCCGGCTGCTCATGGGGAGGACATAGTCATGGAGATAACCTATTGCTCCTGGATTCGCGTGATCGAACAGGCACAGCGGGAAGCCCCTGTCTGGCTGGAAGAAGCATTCGCTCGGATCAAGCAGAAAGAAGTTGCGTAATGACCGAAACCGCACCCATACACAACTTGGCCGACGCCCTGCCATATCTGCAGGAACTGATGAAAGTCACCTGCACCTGTCAGCACAAGCACACAAATCCGAAATATCATAAAGCCGGGTGCCCCTACCCGGAAGAAGCATATAAACTTTGTCCAATGTTGAAGGAGACCACCGATGAACCCGAACGCAACAGTTGATCAGCAGTGCAGCAATGCCCATGGAACCAATACCTGTGGAGCTGGCTGGAAGCAGTGCCCCTGCCCTCAGTCGATCGACCACATCAAAAAGGTACGGCGCCGGGGAGATCCCGGGCCCCTGCCGCCGAGAGAAGAAAGCGAGGAATACCGATGAAAAAGATCAGCCTGAAGAAACTGGTGCTCAAGGACTTCCAGGGCGGGAATTTCACGCTCGAATCGAACGGACAGGATGTTCATATCAGCGGGGATAACGGGGTAGGCAAAACGAGGCTTATCAGCGCCTTCACGTGGCTCCTGTTCAATAAAGACTCCCTCGGCCGCAACGACTTCCAGATTAAGAACCTTGACGCGACCGGCGAAGCCGCGCACGGGCTCGAGCATACCGTCGAAGCGGTACTGGATGTAAACGGCGACCTCGTAACACTCAAGAAGGTCTACGTGGAAAGATGGACCAAACAGCGCGGCCGAGCGCACGCGGAATTCTCCGGCCATACCACGAACCATTTTATCGATGAGATACCCGTATCCGAAAAAGACTACAAGGCCCGAATCGCCGAGATCACCGGGGATGAGGCACGGTTCCGCCTTCTGACCTCCCCTACCACATTCCCCGCCCTACACTGGAAGGAAATGCGGTCCATCCTGCTTTCGGTCTGCGGAGATATCAGCGACCAGGATGTGATCAACTCCGACGAGAAGCTTTTCGCCCTTACCGCAATCCTCGGGAAGAGAAAACTGGACGACCACAAGAAGGTCGTTGCAGCCAGAAAAGCTGAGATCAATGGGGAACTCGGGAAGATCCCCGTCCGGATAGACGAGGTGCGCCGGTCCCTGCCTGACATCGCTGGATTGGACAAGGACGCGCTTTGGAACGAGCAGTTGCGGCTCGAGGGCGCCATCTCTGACGCCAAACTCCGGAAGCAGGGTGTGGACACCGGAGGGGCCATTGCGGACCTGACCAAACAACTGAAAGCCATCGACTCCGACCTGTACCGGATGGAGCGCGCGCACAGCGACGAGATCGGAAAAACAGTGGGCAGACTGAGCGGAGAAGTCACGGAAGCCTATGAAAAACTTCGTGCCAGCCGCAACCGTCTGGATGCCATTGACGGGGAAATAAATCGCAAGAAGTCCTCTGTAAGCGCCCTTGAAAACGATCTGGACCGATACCGGTCCCAGTGGGGCGGCATTGAAGCCGAACGGTTCCAGGACACAACAGCCGAAGCATGCGCTGCCTGCGGCCTGTCCCTTCCCGCTGGTCGTGTTCAGGAAGCTCGGAATAAAGCCCTGAAATTATTCAACGATACCAAGGCGAACCGACTGGCAGAGATCACAAGGAAGGGCGTACAACTTAGTGACGAGCGGGACGGGCTGCAGTCCCAGATTGCAGCACTTGAAACAGAAAAACAAGGTCTTACCGTGACCATTCCGGAGGCAGAAAAGCGGCACCAGGAACTTACCGCCGAGCGCGATGCGGTCAAGAAGCAAGCAGAGGACTATTCCGCGATACCGGGCAGGGCCGCACTGCTCGCCCAGAAGACCGATATCGAACAGAAGATTACGGCCGCCAAGGGCTCGGTAGCCCAGGACACCGCCAAGATCGAGCAGGAAATCGACGGCATGGAAACTACCCTGAAGGGCGTCAAGGAGAAGCACGGCCGGTTCGAAACACGCGAAAAGGCAGAGAAGCGGATCGAAGAACTGAAAGCCGAGGAAAAGAAACTGGCGTCCGAGTTTGAACAGCTCGAATCCGAACTCTTCCTGTGTGAACAGTTCATCAGGACCAAGGTGAGCATGCTGACCGACCGGATCAATTCCCGGTTCGAGATCGTGCGCTTCAAACTGTTCAATGTTCAGGTCAATGGCGGACTGGATGAGTGCTGCGAGATCACCGTCAATGGGGTGCCTTATAACGGCGGTCTGAACAATGCGGCCCGGATCAATTCCGGCCTTGACATTTGCCGGACCCTCTCCCAGCACTACGGCCTTCTGGCGCCGGTCTTTGTAGACAATGCCGAATCCGTGACCAGTTTGGTAAAAATGGACGCCCAGGTTATCCGGCTGGTCGTGAGCGCGCTGGACAAGACGCTCCGGGTGGAGATGGCAAACAGGAAAATGGTGGCAGCATGACACAGAACAACGATACCAAAATCCCTTTGATGCAGGAAGTCGAATCCAGCAACATTGCCTCCATCGGACACGATGAGGAAGAAAACGCACTGCACGTTCAGTTTAAGAACGGCGGGCACTATGTCTATTCCGGCATCGCGCGTGATGCATTCAATGAAATCCTAAAGGCCAAAAGCGTGGGCGGCTATATCCACAAGCACGTGAAAGGCCAGTGTGCCTGCAGGAAGATCGAGATCAAGAAATAGGAAGATAGTAAATAGAAAGGCGAAACATGAAAACAGTATCGATTTGCAAAGCTCAGGGTATTCCACGGGTGAACAGCATCGAACCCGTGACAATAGTGATTGAACGGGAATTCCCGGAGTACAAGGCCCTGAGCCAATCTGCCGAGCATTTTGAAAAGGATGCAGATGCCCTTGTGGGCGCCATCTTAACCACTCTACCGGGTGGGACGATTGACAGATTGATATGCAAACTTCTTCAGAAGAAGGCGTCACTTTTCGTTGTACCGTTATTTAATGAAAAAAAACCAGACGAAGGAGGCATCACCCATGGCAACACAGACAGCAACAGATAAGGCCCCGGCAAAGCCCGGGAACGTACCGGCAACACAAAAGGCAGCAGCCCCGACAATTTCGGGCACATCCAAGAGCATCACCGATATGGTTGAGTCCAGCATCAGCCAGATGGTCATGGCCGGGAAACTCGTTCTCCCTCCCGATTACGCAGTGGCGAACGCCCTCAAATCGGCCTACCTGATGCTCCAGACGGTGGAAAATCGGGATCACAAGAAGGCCCTTGAGGTTTGCACCAGGGAGAGCGTGGCAAACGCTCTACTGGATATGGTGGTGCAGGGCCTGAACGTCGGCAAGGACCAGGGATATTTTATCGTCTTCGGCAACCAACTGGTGTTTATGCGCTCTTACATGGGCGCCATGGCCGTCGTAAAGATGGTCAACCCGGCCGTTAAGGACTTCGCCTTTGCCGTGGTATATGAGGGAGACGTGTTTAAATACTCCCTCAAGAACGGTCAAAAAACCGTCGTGCAGCACGAGCAGGAACTGGCAAATATCGACAAGGCCAATATTCTCGCGGCCTATGCCATCGCCCTAGACAAAGACAACAACCCGATCAGGACCGAGATTTCCACGATCGACGAGATCCATCAGGCATGGAAGCAGTCCAGAAACAACCCGTTTGATGATAAGGGCGATGTTAAGGAATCGAGCACGCACGGCAAATTCGCGTCAGACATGGCCCAAAAAACCGTGATCAATAAACTGTGCAAGTTCATTATCAACTCATCATCCGACAACACCCTGCTGAAAGAAACAGTCAACAAGACGTATGAAGTCGTGGATGCCGCCGCGGTAAAGGCGGAAATCAGCGATGCGGCAAACGCTGGTCCGGTGCTGGAAATCCCCGCGGAGACCATCACCGAGACTGCCCAGGCAGCCGAGCAGTCAACCCAGCCCGAGAAGTCCCCGCCGCCGGCAGGAGACGGGCAGCTTCCGCTTACGGGAGCAACGGCAAGGAAACCGGGATTTTAAACCTTCGGCGAAGGGCTGCCTGACAGAAATGCAGGACAGCAGCCGATCACTCCCGGTACCGGTGTAATCCGGACCGGGAGTTTAATAAAAAAATTATGAATGAAATTTGGAAAGACATACCTGAGTTTGAAGGTGTTTATCAAATCTCAAATCATGGTAGATTGAAAAAACTAAAATGCGAAAGAAGACCGCATTCCTATCCTCGGATTGTATCGGTTAAAAACGGGAATGGGTGGTATCTCACGATTATTTTGCAGTTCGAAGGGAAAAAGAAAACTGCGAGAATACACCGTCTTGTGGCAGAGGCATTCATTCCTAATCCAGAAAATAAGCTAGAGGTAAACCACAAAGATACGAATAAACAAAACAACCACTGGAGCAATTTAGAGTGGGTCAGCCGAAAAGAAAATCATGCTCATGCGGTCAAGAATACAGATATCGTAAAGGGCATGAATCATTACAACAAGTTTGTCAGGCCAAATATCATAGTGCAAGTTTCTCCTGAAGGAGATGTAATTAAAGAATTCCCAAACGCATGCGAAGCTGCGCGAACTACAGGCGTATGTAACAGAAATATTCTCCAAGTTGCTCATAAGACGCAATATAAGCCTGGGAAAATCAGGAAGCAAGCGGGTGGTTTTATCTGGAGGTTTAAGGATGCAGTTTGAGTCATTGGCGTCATCCAGTAAAGGAAATGCTTATATCGTTACAGCGGAAGGGGCAGCGCCGTTGCTCATCGAAGCAGGTATGCCAATCCGCACTTTGAGAGAACGCCTAGGTTTTGGCGTTACGGGTCTCGCGGGGTGCCTTGTATCCCACGAGCATCTTTGACCACGCCAAAGGCGTCAAGGACTTGCTTAAAGCAGGCGTAGACTGCTGGATGAGCGCAGGGACCGCCGAGGCACTTGGAGTATTCGGCCATCACCGGCATTGCCTGCTTTTGCCTGACGATACTGCGACACTAGGAAATGGATGGACGGTAAAGCCTTTTGATCTACAACACGACGCCTCAGAGCCGCTCGGCTTCCTCATAGGCCACAAAGATGAAAGGCTTCTGTTCGTTCCAGATACCGCATACGTCGAGAACCGCTTCGCAGGTGTCACCCTGGCCGCGATCGAATGTAACCACGTGGAGTCCATCCTGTCGCAGAATATCGTAAGCGGCCGGGTGGATCCTTCTCTCGGGAAGCGGATACGCAGGAATCACATGAGCCTGGAAACCGCAATCGCCATGCTCAAAGCCAATGATCTGAGCAAGTGCCGGAAGATTTTTTTGCTTCATCTCTCAGACGCTAACTCGGATGAGCAGCGCATGAAACTTGAGATCCAGCAGGCCACAGGAATACCGACTGAAATATGCTGAAACTTGAATTCAACAAACCATCCATTAATTGTATGTATTTCCGGGAGAAACTTTCCGGGGTTGGGGAGAATGTCTGCATCCATAAATTCGATACTTGTACACCAGTAGACTGTGAAGATAAGGCGCCATATCCTGCAGCGGAAGATATCCGACAAGAAAATTGGAAGCGCAACTACGAAGAATGCCCAAGCATGGACTGTGAGCTATGCGAGGATAGAGAAATCTGTGAAGGAAGTGAAGTGTAGAGCAGCCCGCACCACGCGGGCAGAGAACGCCAAGCTGACCCGCAGCCGAGGAGAAGCTATCGGAAAGGAGAAATATCATGGGCATGCCTGACAGAACGGTTGATCCGAACGGAATTGAAGAAGACGACGCATATATGACCATCTTCGAAGAGGCACGCAAGGAGAAAATGGCCGATATGGACGTATGGGTTGCCTGGAAGATGGGTCTTGCAGCATATCAGCAGGCGCGGAAACTCGACGTGAAGTTTCCACACGACACACCGGAACCGATTGATACCCCGGACCACATGACCATCGCGGATATGAAAGTTGAAGTTGCCGACTACGAACCGCATTATAACATGATTGATGCCGAAACCATCCGCGAATCATCATGTCCGGCTTGCAAGGGCCCGCTTATGTACCGTGGATTCAAGCATGGTGACTCATACCGTGCGTTTGCCGTATGCAAGAAATGCAATCGAGCGGACGAATTTTAAAGCGTCCAACGCGGTCGATAGGATAGATGGCGCTGAAATCGTACTGGAAAATAAAATAGCCCAGGCAATCCCCGGCCCGGACGGGAAGTCAAGATGGACTGCCAACCCTTATGTATGGAGCATTTACTTTAAGAGAATACCTAACCATGACACATTTTGAAGACGGACCCGCAAAAGGGGAAACCCTGATGCTGAAACGTTCTCCCATCTTTCTCCGTGTGGTAGAAGTTAACGGACAATGGGACGCTCTTGATCAGTTGGATGACGAACCAGCCCCCCATGAGAAGATATACGCCTATGAACGCATAGGCGAGCCCGGCATGGTGCATATCAATGCAGGGCGTAAGGGCAACAGTGGGTGGTATCCGATGGCAGCTTACCGGTTCATAACTGATCAACCAACCGATTCTGCAATGCTCGACAGCGAAGCCTGGCGGCAGTGGTGCCGGAATAGAGTAAAACCGAAATCTACAGAGGTCTTAAAATAATGGTCATCCTTGCCTTTCTGCAAAACATGTGGGTTCGGGAGCCCGAGAAGGTCCGGGCTTGGCTGGACAAGAATCCGCATCTCTGGAACCGTGCCGTAACCGGCTTTTTGTTCTCGGGCTGTCTGACCGGCCGGAGGATTAAAGCCTGCTTCGGTGACCTGGTCGAGAAGATGACATTCGAGGAATGTACAAGGGAGATCGCCGGCGATTCCCGAACCATCTGCCCACCGAACACCGCACACATCGAGGCTTGTATCGAGAAGTACAAACCGACGGTTGTGGTCACGTTCGGGAGGATCGCAGCTGAGGCGGTACGACCGATCTGGCATGCCTGGTCCACATTGACGCCTGAATATTTTATCGCATTGCCTCACCCAGCAGCCAGGCAGGTCGACACGATCAGCAAACTGAAGTCTGCAGCCAATAAGATCAGGAGGCTCTGTGGAAACTACATCAGTTAGCGGCGAAATCAAAAAAGAAACCGACCTCGCCATACTGTTCTTTGACGGGGAAAAGGAAGTCTGGATACCGAAATCACAGATCGAATCCCGGGTGAATTACAGCGATAGCGTGGAGATTGAGATTCCGGCCTGGTTAGCAGAAGAAAAGGAGTTGGTATGAGCGACGTTATTAGAGACATTACAGATTACTCCATGAGCGAAGACTATGAACTGCTTTGGGACTTGGCACAAAAGCAGTCAGTCGTGTGCGAGGTGGACTATGATTCCAGAAACAATGATCCATCCAAACCTATCCGGGACATAGCAGCCACTCGATCTCACAAGCATCGTGATGAAATAGTGGTCGAGGTTGAAGTCAGAGGGTACGGGTATATCTATGCCACTGATAAAGAAGATTTCCTGATGCAGTGCCGGAGATCGCGGCTGAAGTTCATATTGCCCCACATCAGAAAAAAAGAGAGATGCATACACTACTCGTGCAGACTGTGCTTATTGGGCAGTGGTATATGCTCAGGATGCGAGGGCTGTAAAGAATATGAACCTGACGGGTTGTAATTAATGGCCGCCTTCTCCAAAGATGGCTGGGTTAACCGCTTCTGGCACTGTGACGGTTGCGGGAAAGAAGGATCATGGGAAGAAGGCTGGTCATGGTACGGGTCAATCTTACATCTCGACACATGCCCGAACGATGTCCCGGTTGCCTGTTCAGATGCTTGCGCGAAGATCGTTCAGGAGAGGATCGACAGCGGCCAGTACGTTTTACCGAAACCGAAGCTGAGGAATAAGAAATACTACTCGGCAGTGGTGACGAAGAGAAAGGGGTACTGAATGAGCGAAGAACTTAATCCAATCCCCTGCCCGTCATGCGGCGAAGATCTGGTAAAAAAAGATGACCATCACGGAGACTGGTGGGCTCACAAGAATGATCTGTCAAGCTGCATTTTTTCATTCATTCAATTGATGGATCAATCTGATGTTAAACGGTGGAATATTCGACCGACTATCCCCGGGCTCTAAGTAACCCACATCCCAGAACACGATGGGGCCACAGGATTCACCCGGGGGCTCACGCTGGCCGAAGGTATGGAGTTGCTGCCGAAGTTGGTTGAATACATCCTTACCGCCGAGGGGATGCAGTGTATAAGCGGACTGTCTGTCAATCTAGTGCTTACCCTGCCCTGCGGGGATCGCGTAGAGGTCCAGAAAGATGATATTGCAGAAAGTACCAAGAGATAAGAGGAGTCATTATGAGTAACGAGCAGCCGCAAAAAGTAGTGAATACTCTCCCGGCCGAGGGCCTTTGTCGACTCAGGCAGATCATAGGATACAGGGATAAAGATTCTGGTGAATGGGTGCCAGGCTTCCTTGCTATCAAAAAAAGTGCATGGTATCGGGGGATCATAGAAGGCAAATACCCGAAGCCTGCAAAGAAGTTTGGCACTCGCTGCACTTTATGGGATGTTGATGATATCAGGAAGCTGAAAGAAAAGGCATCGTAATGCGATACTGACCCCTGCTACTTTAGCGTGGGTGTCGAGCACTCTGGTTAGTTTTCCAGAGTGCGGAAAGGCAGCATGATAAAGATTACAGACAGACGGTCAATTTTAAAACAGGTCATCAGCGGGATTTGCTGGTCTCCGGTGGCTCTCATCGGCTTATTTATTGCTGCGCTCGTGGGCCTGATGGCATACGGTATTACAATTACCATTCTTGGCGGCGGGCTGCTTAAAGTCATTATTGGATTAGCGAAGTCTGCCGGTATTATGGCCGTGGTTTTCGGATACATCATTGCATTTATATGGTCGAACCAAAACTAACGCGAGCATGAGCCGCGTACACATTGGAGGGCAAATGAAGCATTTTATTAAAACCACAACGGAGCAGATCGGGCGACGGCTCGATGCTCTGGTTAGAATTTGTCATGTTCATTGGCATTCTAAGTTTGCGAGATCGTGGATATGTCACTCATACCCATGCTATTATCCTGTTTCTGATTATCGCTGCCGATGTGGGCACATTAAGACATATCGCACAAATTGATTTTAACGCGGCGCTGACCTGCCGCAGCGAAGCGGAGGCCAGTGTCGAGCGTCCTGGTTAGAATTTATGCCAATGATCGCAGCACTATATGTTATGAAAAACGGCGTCTATTATGGGTTGCCCGACGTGGACCCATGGGACGCTCACCGCGACGCCCGGAAGTACGCAGGGCCTTTCCCGGTTGTCGCACATCCGCCCTGTGAACGATGGGGCCGCTATTGGAGCGGAGGGCCGATGTTGGCAAGGACGCCGAAGGCCAAAAAAAAGGGCGACGATCAGGGATGTTTTGAGGCGGCGATAAATGCAGTACGCCGATTCGGCGGAGTCATTGAACATCCCGAGGGCAGCCACGCATGGACGGCATTCGGTTTGAACAAGCCACCGCGAACCGGGGGATGGGTGACGGCAGACTTTGAGGGCGGCTGGACATGTTGTGTCGAACAGGGACATTACGGGCACAGAGCTCGCAAGGCAACCTGGTTATATGCGCACAGCGTAGAATTGCCGGATTTGAAGTGGGGTTCGTGCGGTAAAAAGGAACGGCTGGAAGACGGATACCATTCAACGGAAGAGCGGCGGCGGGCAGTTCGTACCGGGATTTGCCAGAGGTTATCGAAAAACCAGCGCACCGCGACGCCGCAGGAGTTCCGGGATTTGTTGATTGGAATTGCAAAGACGGTACGGAATTAAAATTCCAACGCTTGCGTCAACCGCGAGCGAAGCGTAGACGGTTTGGACGCAATTGTTATGCGCCATCACGGAAAAGGAGAACAGTGAAAACTATTATCACGAAACAACAGTTCACAGAGTTAGTGGGGATTCTGGCACTCGCAGATCATGAAATGAAAATCCTCAACACCCTAAACGATGCGGCACACGCTATCACAGGTGAAAAAGATGATTGGGGACATACGGCAGATGCGATCTGGGACGACAACCTACGAGACGCGAAAAAATTGTTGAGGAAGCTCAAAATCATCGTTAAAAAGTAAGCGCATAATGCGGCAGTTAAGCCTCGGCCCCGTCAGGGGCCGAAGGTCTTGAACTCCTGGTTCTCTCAGCGCTGATTTATAGCGCGTTTTGAGAAGGAGTTCAGGCTTAACTGCCGCATTCCCTCAGCGCGGCTCATGTAAAAGGCTTTAAGCTGAAAGGAGATTACACAATGGCAACGAAAATCGAAAAGGTGCTTCAAGATACAGAAAAATGGCTTGAAAAAGAAAAAACGTGGGAAGACGATTTAGACGGATTAGATGCCATAGATATAGCGAAGGCTGTAATTCATCGGATCAGAGAGCGGCTTTCAGCTTAAAGCCTACCTCTAATCAGCGCTGAGGGAACCCGACAAAATGAGGGGTGCGGAGCATCCCGCTCGATTTTAATGGTTAGCCGCTTTCATCGGTTTAGCCAGAAAGGATACTATTATGAGTTGGGGAGAAAGAAGCTGCAAGCGGCCTTGTCGTTGTCCTCAGAAATGTAAAATGGAAACGTGTAATGTTGATTGTTCCTCGTATGAATGGGATGGTGTGACAAAACCAGATTCGGCGTCAAAAATAATGAAATATTGGCCTTGTGAATGTCCTTTTATCGTGGGGCAGAATAGGTGTCAAGTTCATGATGCTGAAGCTACATGGATAATGTTCGATACGCCATTACGGGGTTATGACAACCAGAGAGTACAGGAGGCCCTTAAATCACTGGAAGAGCTGTGCAGGTCGGGCAAGAAGTTAAGCGGCTAACCCCGGGGCTAAGCCATCGCCCGTAGGGCGATTGGTTTTGAACTCCTGGTTGATACGGCGCGTAGCTTGCGCCGTGCCAACCGATTAGAGACTTCAGCGGCTCAAGGCCCCCATTGGTGCGGCGCTTAATATAAAAAGCTTTTACGTCTGG